TAGTTGCTCGAGCAGTGTTAAACGCTGCAGCTAGATCAGCCAATTCTTGCGCGCTCAAAGGCTCGCCGCCGGTCTGCATAAGGACGCCCGCTGGAATTGAGGAGCTCGCATTGCGCGCCCTTGCGTCTTGAATCTTGATCGCTGTTTCAATTGCGGCTTGTGATGAATAGACCATGCCTTGTGTTGGCGACAAAAATTGCACAAGGTTTGCAGGGTCTATTTGTCCGCCTTGAAAATAAACTTCTTTGGAAGGTGCGAACCAGACAGGACCTGCCATGTCGGTAGTGGTGACTGATCCCGCTGGGAGCCTTGAGAAACTCGCGGGATAACCGTCAGCGGTGCGCGATGTGATGTACCAGAAAGCGCGCCCATAGAAGTAGAGGTCATCAAATGTCCAACTCATGAGAAAATTGAAGGGAACGGTTGGATCGGGGCGACGCAGCCAAGATCGGGGGGCGATATAGACGCGTTCCATTTCTTCGCCGTTCCACATTTCGTTATACATCTGTAATGGCATGCAACCAATGACAGACGCAAGCAAGTCTCTACTTCTTGAAATTGCAGGGATCGAGATTGCTGCCGCGCGAAGTTGGCCCTCTCGATAGGTGTAATACTGACCGATCATATTTGCGCCGACATTGCTTGAGTTATACCCGGGGTTCATCGCTCCAGCTGCAGCGGCTTTGGCAGGCGCGGGACTGATAGCAGCCTTGTTTACTTTGCGATCAAAGATTCCCATAGCACAAGATTACACATTGCGCTCGGATTGTGGTGGCACTCGCCCAGTCAGTTGCGGTATCCCGACGACAGGCAAGCAAGCGGACGAGTGCCAAGAAGATGTTACTGACTAACCGTAACAAGCATCGGCTTCTGGGAGTTGCCCGGGCGTGCAGCTGCCGCCGCTCCCCAGATCATCGTCCGACATAACTCAATCGGGCCAGCAGACTTCTGCGACGAGACCGCGATCGAGCCTTGAGTCCTAACCATGACCGCGCGACAAACATGCTCCGCAAGCATGGCTTCCCCAGTGTGAACTAGACGACCTTCACTAATCATGTTTCTTACTATGGGGGTGTATTGCAGAATCTCTTTGTAGCCCATAACAACGCGCCGACGCTCAAAGACTGGTGGACAGTGGGCGTCGATGGTCGGTGAGAAGATGAACTTGATTGCAGGATCCGCCGCCGCCAAAGCCCCGACATGAGCCCACAATTCTTTAGCAGTTTCGGCAGTGAAAGCGACCGAGACACAAGTACGACCGTCGCCGAGCGCGACCGACTTAGTAGCGAAGTAGCGCGATTCGTCCATTGATGCTTCTACCGAGATGACGCCGCCAGCAGGGATCGGGCCGTGGTACTCAAGGTCAGGCCATAAATGCGTTTGGATCCACGATTGGGTACTAGCAATCCACATGTTGCAGCTGCTCCTTAAAAAATTCGCACGGTCTGGATCTTGTGACTCGGCGCGCAAAGTCTCGATCCGAAGAGTGTGCCCGATCGCAGGGTTCGCCCAAAGCCAAGACGACTCCAGCATCGGATCTAGCGCTGGCGGAATAGACCACTCTGCAAAGTAGAAGTTTGAGGGTTGCTTCCTGTCAATTAATCGCAGCGCGTTCTCTCTGAATCTGATGAAGGCGGCGCTCGACTCGGTGCCAGCTGTGCTCGCCATCAACAGCAAAGGAGATCGGCGTGCGCGTTGTGTTGGCGTCAATCCTGCCATAGCCAGTTCAGAAACATCAAACAGCTCATCAACTATTGCGAGATCTACAGACATGCCGTGACCGACCGAAGGGTTTGCGGCGCGTACCATCCACCGCGATCCGTCTGGCATCGTCGCAGAGTTCCGTCCAAAGGTCTTATATATTTTTGCGCCGAAACGATTCTCAAGAATTGGTGCAAGTTCCTCAAACAGCATTGTGGAAAGTGACAAAGTGTGAGCGGTAGACAAGACCGTTTGTTTGGTGCCCCGGATCTTCGGCATCTCGAGCAACCAAAACAAAATGACGCATTGTAATAATACGGACTTGCCACATTGGCGCGCCACCGATAACAAGCCAGATCGGTGCACAAGATCATCTTCTCCGTCTGGAGCATGGGTGAAAGATAAAAGGTTTTCTAAATAATGCATCTGCCAAGGCATGAGCTCTATACCAAGATGCTCCAAAGCTATGTCCCCCACAAGGCCAGCCCATGAGCCGTCGCAGTCTGGCACGATCGTCTCTAGTCTTGGCTGGTCGTGATTGATCTCGGCTGGTTCAGGCTGGTCAGGGCTAATCGGGAGACACGATTGGATGGGGCTCGGGGGCGTTTCTATCTTGTATAAAAAACCGTTATTGCGATTCTGTATTCGTGTTGCTGTTTTTTTGTTTACTTGTATTGCTCCGCGCCTTGAGTTGCAGGGTTTACATGCAGGTACATAGCCATCGTCTATTGTCCCGCCTTCATCAGTCGGAACTAGGTGATCTAGTTCGGTTGCCTTGGCGCGCTTGCACCAATGGCATGTTGGTTCGTCTCGTAGTAATTCGGCTCTTGCTGCTTTGTACCGTTTGGTGTCGTACTCTGTTTGTTCGCGCGCCATGTTCTAAGACCTACTAGCGCGCGCTGTCGCGCTTGCTCTCAAGTTGCTGTGAGTGTGTTGCATGTCGGGCTCGAGTCTGTTGGGTTTGTTTGTGGTATGTCATGTGTAAGCGTAATGCAAGACAGAGTGATGATGCTCACCCACGGGATGCCTCACTCCGTTACCTTGCTCATCTAGTCGATTATGTTTACGACTCGCCTCGACGCTTTGCTTGTCACATTTCGTGTTACATGTTTCAAGGCGCGCCGATCTAACCAAGTTCCCTTGGATTAGCCCCGCATCATGCGAACGATGTACGGCCTTGTTACTAGCCAGTTGTGAAGAGTGTCAGTTGGTCTATCTGTCGAGCTTCTTGTCTAATGTTTTGATCAAGGTGATGTCCGCCTAAATAGGTTCTAAAGGCGTGACAACAATGGCACACTAATTCGCATTTAGCGATCTCGGCTTGAATGATGTGCAAAGGGTATTTCTTAGGTTTATGCACCATCTTTGATATGGCTGCGACTTTGGTTGTGCGATCAAGATGATCAAAGGCGAACGCTAATACGGTCAGTTCATCGCATACAAGACCACAATCAACACACTCGCCAATCTCTATTTTGATCCTGTTTACATATGCCCGGTACTCATCGCTGTAATTAACCTTGTCCATGATCCCATCGCCAACGGTTCTGCCAATGTTTGCTCGCATCCTTCTGTAGCGCTTGTTTGAGTATTCGCGCATCTTGGCTTTCCGTGCTTCTGAACTCATTTGCGATCAGACCTAATCATCAGGATCGCCCAGATTAGTGTCGCGCCTAAGACCGCCCAGACTGTCTTGCTCATTGCGACAACGCTTCTACATAGGCTTTACGCGCTTGTGCACATATGTTGCAGTCAATGCGTGCACTCGTGCATATGTCGAAGTGGCTCATCATTCGTGTTAGACCTTGCCATTTGTCTAATTGGATAAGCAACCAATCACGCTCGCGCGCAATGGCTTTCATGTGATCGTGCAAGATCCCGTAATCCTTGTCGCTGTAATAAGTCATAGTTTTAGCCTGTCAATCAGTACCCGGCACTGTCCCGATGACAATGTCTCCACGACTACATCGTCTACGCCGAGAGTCTTGTGAATGAACTCAAGCAGCTGGAAGTCGTCCCATGCTTTGCCTCGAGCGAGCGACTTTAGGAATGCGATCTGTTTGGGTGTCGCGCCGCCGAATGTGTCAGGTGCAGGCGTGCTGTTCACGCGGTTTACTTTCTCCATTTCGGTACTTGATGCGCGCTCTCCAGTGTGTCCTAGTGGGCCGTTGCTGATTGCGCGTCCGATCGCTGATGTTTCGCAGTTCTCTAGGAATGATGTTTTGTTTACTGGGGAGTTGCCCATAACTTCTTCGGCCCAGCCGTGTGCAATGATCCGTCCTTCGTTGTCAAAGGTCTCGCATCGAAAGATGACCGTAGACGCGTCGTAGTGCATCATGGTCGTCACGATCTGTCCTTGTGGGTAGGCAGTCCAGAAGCGTTCTAGGCGCTGTGCGACGGTCTCATAGAGGGATAGGTCAAAGTGTGCCATTAGCGCGCCTTCCAGACGATCGCCATGTTGCCTGCAAGCGTTGGACGCTCTAGGTCGGTGGCGTAGACGAACTTGTCTTTGACTAGGGAGCCCCGGGTGGGTCTGACAGTGTTGCCCGAGATGCCAAGTGCGCGCTCGATCTCTTCATCTGTCGCGCCGCCTGACTGCTTGAGGTATTCATATACGCGCCGACGCTTCGAGCCCGATTTAGGCAAGGCGTTGAGAGCTGCGATCACCGAGGTCGGTTTTGCGCTTGGTGAGATGATGACCGTGTTTCGATCAATGGCGATGTCTTCTCGGTATGCACCAAGTCCGCGTGAAGGTGCGAAGAGTTGGAGATCATTCATGTTGTGATCCGTTGGAGACAACAACTTCGCAATCTTCTACCGCCAACACTTGCATAGATTTTGAATATTCTTTCGCACCGTAGTAACCAGTAGGTTTTTGTTCGGCGCAAGCGATAAGCACATTTTGCAACCACTCGCCAGCGTTTAACTGGTCAGGTTCGTAATCGTGCATCGCAACTAGAAGAGTAACTTTTTGTAGTTGAGTGTTTGGTGTTTCTACTTTTTCGTTCATGTCGGGTTCCTTTTGGTTTGGTTTATTGGTTTAACTTTGTTGCATGCTTTGAGGTCTGGGTGACTCCAAAGGATCTTTGTTGGGTTGGTGGCGTGCGGTGTGCCGTGCATCTCTAGTCCACACTTTTTACAGGTTATTTTGTGCATGTCAAGATCACATTGATCGCGGCTCGAATCACTGACGCATTAAAGCGTGCCTGCTCTCCGCCTGATTCCATGCTTGCGTCGTACATGATCGCCAGTTCATCAAGAAGAATGTCGTGCGAATGTTTTGGTGCAGGTACATGATTAGGTCGCACAATGTCGTCTATAAATTGCTTGAAGACTTTGTTGTATTTGTCGCTGTAAGTTTCGGGATACATCTGTCGGGTCTCCTCTGTAATTCCTGTCTCGGGATATTGCTGTTCGGTCACTGTGGAAGGTTCCAAGGTGTCCAAGATGAATTATGCCAGATCGCAAGACCTGCGATGAGGTTTATCTTTGGATCAAACAACTGGTCGCACACTGACAGGATTCCTTTCGCTTGTAGCCAACCTTGAGGCCAGTATGCCGAAGGGGTGCACCAGAATCCGTTGATCTGCATTAGACCGTAGGAGCCGCCGTTGGTGTCGTATCGGTTGTAAGCATTTTCGGTGCAAAGTGACTCACGGTAGAGCACTCGAGAAAGAGTTGGAGTCTGATCGGCAGACCAGCCAACACTCAAGGCAAGATCAAGAGCTTGCGCGCATGTCGTTACTGGGAGAGTAGTGACAGGGGGTGTCACTACGCTCGGCAGAGGGGTCAATGGGATCGTCTGATATGAGGTTGAGGCACTGACTTTAGACATGCCTTGAGGCGGC